GAGGTGCTTGGACTGTGAAAATTAACATTCCAAACAGAAAAATCAACATCAAGCATCCGACGATTATTGATGAAGAAACCGGACGAGAACGCTCTATAACTTGGAAAGAGCGGATTGAACTCGTAATCAAACCTCAGATAGATACACACGAAAAGGAGTTAATGCCATGACATTCGGAACACGGCTTAAATTAATTAGTATGGCTATTAGCCATAAATACGATCACATTAATTGGTACACATTCCAGTTGAAAGGTAAACGGGATGACGGACGTTTTGAAACGTACATAGAGTCTTATTATGAGGGCAAAATCCAGAACTCTCAGGAAATTATTAGAGATTATGCTCAAAAAGTGATTGACAATCGTGGAAAATAAGCTATTCATATTTACAGTCGAGTTCCCGGATTTGATTGACCCCCCTTCAAAGCTGAGAGGTATTTCTGGCGCTCATCACACAGTCCGGACACCGGCAAAGACTCGCAGGTATGAGGCGCTCATTAGGGATATTGCAATTAAGGCAATGCAGCATCCCTTTGAGAAGTGTCCGGTTTCGATTGCCATATTTGCAATTTTCAAGGTTCCTGTTAGTTATTCAAAGAAACGACGTACTGATTGCATGGCGGGAATTGAACGTCCTATCAAAACTCCTGATTTTGACAATGTTGCTAAAATTGTTTGTGATGCAGTCAGTTTCAAGCGACGAACGCGTTCACGTCCGCAAATCCCAGGGATTGCATATCGGGATGACGCGCAGATCGTCCGGGCTATTGTTGAAAAATGGTACGGTGAAGAAACAATGATTACGGTTGCGATTAAACAGACGGACATTGTTTCGATGGATATTATAGGGACGATTAATTTATTATGACAATTTTACCAGTAATCGACATGCCTGCTGACAGGGCGGTATGGTATCCTGAAGGTGTCCCGGAAAAGATCCAGTGGACTATCAGGGTTAAGAATGCAAGAAAGAAAATGAAGTGTTAACCCACATCGAGTTATTCGCAGGAATCTCCGGATTTGGTCTCGGCTTCGAAGCCAGCGGTATCGAAACGATCTGCCAGGTTGAGATCAACAGGCAGTGTCAACAGGTGCTCAAGTATCACTATCCGGATATTGACAGGCTTGATGACGTATGCAAGGTTGGTAAACATAACTTGCCTTATGTAGATATTATTTCATTTGGCAGCCCATGTCAGGATTTATCAATAGCAGGAAAACGTAAGGGGATTCAAGGTGAACGATCAGGATTATTCTTTGAAGCAATCAGAATTATTAGAGAACTTAAACCAGCTATCGCGATTTGGGAAAACGTGCCAGGAGCTTTTTCCTCAAACTCTGGAAGAGATTTCCTCGCTGTCATCACTGCATTTCGAGAATGCGGGGCTCGTCAATTCGGATGGAGAACTCTCGATGCGAGACACTGTGGAGTTCCTCAACGGCGTAGAAGAATCTTCCTTGTCGCAGATTTTAGAGAAAGACGTGTCGGATCAATTCTATTTAAGCCCGAAAGCATGTCGGGGAATACTCAGAAGGGCAGAAAAGCGGGGAAAGACGTTGCCTACACACTTAATACACACACTGGAAGCAGTAGCTGCAAAGGTGAAGGCGGAATAAACAAGACATTGATTGTTCCGCCTTTGACTTGTGATCCTTATGGCGATAAACTCAGCGAAGAGGGGAAATTAGTATTAGATGGGCGAAATTTAGCAGAACATAAAGTATCACCGACATTACAATCTAAGCAGTCTGGTGGTTACAGTCTAAATTATACGCCGATGGTTTATGAACGTGGTCGGGTAATTCCCTCTATGGTCTCACCAACATTAAAAACTGACGGTAGTGGTAATAGATTATGTTATGGTGTCCGCCGGTTAACACCGGTCGAGTGTGAAAGATTGCAAGGATTTCCAAAAAACTGGACACTTGCTAACGGAATATCAAACAGCGCAAGATACAGGATGCTTGGGAATGCAGTCAATGTCGCTGTTACTAAGCGATTGGGTAAGAATATTGCAGAGGCTCTTAAATGAAATATAATATTTTTCAATGTCGTCATCGTAAATGTAATCTTGGTCATTGTGATGGTCCTATATCAATTAAACAGCGTCGAGAGTGGCAGAGAAACGGTCTGTGGGCGAAGTTTCTACGCCAGGGCGATCCAGTGGATGAAGTGAAAGCGATAAGCGAACTCAATGAAGCTCTGGGAATTAAATTCAGGATTAGACATGATTGAAAGGAAGCATTGGGCTGCAGGCAACAAAGGCGGTAAAACTCCTCGCATTGAGGTTCTGTGGATAAATGATAAATGCTGGAAGGCAATAAGTTTATGAACCAATCTGACGTGTTTCCTGAACCGACCTGGAAGCTGGTAATACATTATCACTTAACTAATAAGCAATGCGATTTCAGACAGGTCTATCCACAGCGTTGTGGAATTACGTTGCGACCGGGGGAATACTGGAGATGTTGTTATCCGGGTAAATCGGCAGGACATCCCTGCACTGAGGAAAATTGTCCGAAGGAAATAACAATAGAGGATTGAAATATGCTTAGAAACTGGATCGATAGTTACTGGCGAGCGATAAAGCGCAAAGATCGAATGTTAGTTCATCACGTTCAATCTGGTCATAGATACTGGGTAAGTCGCATAAAGCAAGAGGTAACTGATGAATAGAGATATTACACTTTGAAAACCAATTCAATGCGTTTATGTCAATAAGATAATATTTTAATAAAATTATTATACATGCTGAAATCACTTGCAATCTATATATATAACGTTTATATTGATTACAACTTAAACATAAGGAGACCATAGTGCCTGATTTACAGAAATTAGAAGAGCTGTCAATCGCCTGGCTTGAAGCCAAGGCAAAAGAGACAGCCGCAGAGAAACAGCTACTTGATTTGTATCAATTCACCAAGCCGGACGGATCGAAGACGTTCTCGGACATTACCTCGAATGCTACTGTAAAAGTTACGATTACCAACAAGATTAATTCTAAGTTGGACATTGACGCTTACAGCGGTGTTAAAGATCCCGACACTGATTTAACAATCGAAGAGTCAATCCCTCTGGAACTCCGACCGGTTGATTACGTTCCAAAGCTTATTCCTGCAGCCATAAAATGGCTCAAAGAAAATGAGCAGGAAATCGCCCGGAAGCTGGCACGTTGCATTACTGAAAAGCCTGCCAAACCCGGCGTCAAAGTTGTACGAGAGGAGATTTGATGAGTATTTCATTAAAGAGTATATCAGTATCGGAAGTTGAAGCGTACCGGATGCTAATTTATAGCCCGCCAGGAGTTGGCAAAACGACACTGGCATCGTTAATTGACAAGAATGTTTTCGCTGCAACTGAACGAGGTTTCGGAAGTAAGAAAGTCAACTTTTGGGATGTTGATACTTACCAAGACATGATCGATATTATCGGTGTCCTGTATAATGATGAGCATGATTTTACAACATTGACACTTGATCAAGTTTCAACCTTTGAGACGATTATTAACAATAAAGTTCTCAAGGATGAAAAGGTGGCAACTCTTGAAGAAGTGGGTGGCGGATGGAGTAAATGGCTTCTTCAGGCATTACCGCTCTGGCATACCATTTTGGACGGTCTGGAGGCTCTGCGTAAAGATCGAGGAATCAACATTATTCTACTCGGTCATGCTATCGACAAAAAGGAAACGCCTCCGAACATGGAACCTTATAACAAGTACACCCTGAGCGCATTGAATAAGCATGTCGCACCGCTTATTTACAGTTGGGTGGACTGTATTTGTTTTTATCACCAGAATGTCTTAACGAAAACGGTCAAAGGTAGTGATAAGAAAAACCCCAAAACGCAAGCAGCTAAAATCAAGCGTGTTATGCATTTTGCCGAACAGCCGTACGCATACGCAAAAAACAGATATTTCGATGATCCGAACAAGATTGAGATGACACCGGATTGCTCGGAATTTCTGAATCTATTTGGATTTAATTCATAAACATTTCACAAACAAAGGAAAGCCTATAATGGCAAAATTACCAGAACAGTTCAATGCTGAAAACGTTGAACCGGCAGAAGAACGTACGATATACCCTGCCGATAAGTACATCGCTGAGATCGTTGACGCTGATTTAGTTGATACAAACGATAGTGAGGGTCAATACGTCAATGTCGAATACGAATTCACTGAATGCGAACAGAACGGCGCTTATGCTGGACGTCATTACTGGGATACATTTAACCTTGTGAATAACAACCCGACCGCTGTTGAGATTGCACAGCGTCAATTTTCATCGCTTTGTAGAGCAATAGGTAAAATGATTGTTGACGACACTGACGAATTGGTGGACACGCCAGCGCTGGGATTGAAAATCGGCGTCAAGAAAGCGAATAAGAAACAAATTGCTGCCGGATATCCGGATGACTATAATGTGACTTTGGCATGGGAAAAGCTTCAAGATCCTGGCGCGGTCGAACCCACTACGTCAACTCCAGCGAAGAAGGCACCTGCAAAAACGGCAAAATCTGCAACCACGTCTAAATCGACGAATGCCACAAGGTCAAAACCTCCGTGGCAAAAGTAATATGGTAGCGAAACTCAAGTACATGGGTGTTCGTGTCGATCCATCACTGATTGAGCGCATGAAAAATGCAGCTCATTGGAGGCGTGTAACATTTAACAGCATTGGAATTGATGCTATTGAAACTGAAGTCAAACGTCTGGAAAAGGAACATAACGGCGGCGCTGAATTCAAGCCCATAACAATCAACAGGACGAGTAAATCAAACCTGCAAAAACGTGGGCGTCCGCCTATTGCTACGAAGAAATAATCCATCCTAATTATAGCGGGCTGTTTAAGCCTGCAGTCCGCTATTTAACTAACGAAGGTAATGAGTTATGAACATTCTAAGGGTCGAACCGGTAAACAACTCCTGCAAAGGACGAGTTTACAGAGCTAAACGAAGCTCTTTTGTTAACGATAGAGGCGACTGTACTGAAAAAGTAACAATGGTTCTGCAAAAGAGATTATCCTGTCCTGGATGTGAACATTGTTGCTCTCTTCCTGAACTTCTTAATGAGCAGGTATTCGAAAACGGGATTATTCTATCGAGAGTAACCCATGACGACTATTACGCACTCATTGTTCTCGCTGACGGTTATGACGAGTTTGGACATGCTGACAGTTGGGAAATTGACTTTACACGTTACAAAATTAAATGAAAATACCACAAAAAGCTCTTCACCGCAAGATTTACGATCATTATGTAGAGTCAAACGGCAATGGCTTTAGGAATCATCTCGGCGCCAGCATTATCGGGAATAAGTGTATGCGGAATCTTTGGTACGGATTCCGTTGGACGCTCCCGGCAATGTTCGAGGGTCGAATACTGCGCCTCTTTGAAACTGGACAAATGGAAGAAGAGCGCATTATCCGAAACTTGCGCGATATCGGGATCGAAGTTTGGAATAAAGACGAGAACGGCAACCAATTCCGATTCAAAACATTGGGTGGACATTTTGCAGGGTCACTTGATGGAGTTGCTTTGGGTATCCCTGAAAGTCCTAAAACGCCACACCTGTTAGAATGTAAAACAGCTAATGATCGGATATTCAAAACAATCCAGAAAAACGGTGTCCAGGCTGAGAAACCTGAACACTATGCACAAATAGCGATTTACATGGATTTCCTTGAACTCTCCCGGGCTTTATACTTTGTTGTTAATAAAAACACCGATGAGATATATTCAGAACGTATCAAGGCGGATCCGGTAGAAGCGAAACGACTCATTCTGAAAGCCGAGCAAGTTATCCGGTCCAACACACCGCCGCAAGGCATTTCAGTCAATCCAAGCTATTGGGAATGCAAGTTCTGCGATTACTGGAAACTCTGCTTCGATGAATTCGTTCCGGTAGTTAATTGCCGGACTTGTGCGCATTCTACACCGATTATTGAGGATGCTGATGATGATGGCTTCTGGTATTGTTCTAAATATAATAGTAGCATTCCGGAAGGAGCGCAAGCTTATAAGGGCTGTAAGCATCATCTTTTCATACCTGACTTAATACCTTACGCAGAGTCGATGAATGCTGATACAGACGCTAACTGGATAGAATACGTTCACAAAACAGATGGCAATGTATTCAGGAATGTTTCTAAAGGATGTGAAACTGACGAGGCTTTTTCAAGCGATCAACTGACGAGTGTTGAAAAATGATAACAAGCAAGGAGTAATATCGATGAATATCATAACCAAAATAAAGCAGAAACTAAAAAGAAGAAAACGTTCAGAGGTAGAAGATATTAAGATAGACGATTTTCATTATTCAAAAGAAACCGGACTTGATATTAAGATGAGACATCCGATGTTTGTACTATTTTCTAAAGCCGTGTGTGGATTTTTCAAAGACTATGGGGGCGAGAATCTGGTAGTTACTGGTATAAGGTCAGAAGGTGATGATTTTACCATCACTATTGAAAAATGGGGTAAAAAGAATTTAAGTACAGTTTACGTGGAAAAATGCCAGGAACTCGAAAAGGCGAAAACTGAAATAGAACGACTAACGAGCGTTGAGAAATGAAATGTAAATTAAAAGCATATATGGGACACGGTTGCGAATCGCGTGAAGGAGCTGTATTGATATTCGATTATACGGCTCGCGATGCAATAAAACAATTTAGACATCATTGGTTATATAGTGAACTTGTAGATGAATTTATAGACGCAAGAGCAGTACTTTTGAATGATCAAGAATGGAACTTGTCGCTGGCAATTCAAGACACACCTCATATTATTGACGATCCTATAAGTTGCGAACGATGCGAGTTTTGGGGCAGCAGATTAAATGCAGAAGATTGTTTAAACAATGCTTAAGGAAGTGTTAAATTTATGATTCTCAGAGACTACCAAGAAGAAGCAATTGAAAGCATATATAACTATTTTGAGAAGTTCTCTGGCAATCCTTTAGTCGTAATGCCAACAGGATCCGGCAAGTCCTACGTCATTGCTGACTTTTGTAGACGAGTCATTGAGCCGTTTTCCGATCAGCGGATTATGATCATTACGCATGTCAAGGAGCTAATTGAACAGAACTATTTAGAACTCTGCAAAATCTGGCAACTCGCACCGGCAGGTATTTATTCAGCAGGACTTAACCGGCGGGACTTAACGCAACCGATTATATTCGCCGGCATCCAGTCAGTTCATGCCAAAGCTGAAGAATTCGGTAAGTTCGATTTGATATTAGTTGATGAAGCGCATTTGATTCCGTCAAATACAAATACGATGTATCAGCGTTTTCTTAAAGACATGCTTAGCCAGAATGAACAGCTCAAAGTAATCGGCTTCACTGCTACGCATTATCGGCTTGATAGTGGTTTGCTGACTGAGGGTGAAAATAGAATCTTCACTGATGTATGCTATGAGGTTTCAATCCCACGGTTGATCGACGAAGGTTATCTTTGCAATCTGAAAACCAAGGGCGGCTTGACTAAATATGAACTCGGCGGAGTAAAAACACGAGGCGGAGAATATGTTCCGGCAGATCTTCAGGCAGCTATGAATCAAACTTCATTGACTGAGAAAGCTGTAACTGAAATAATCGATTATGGTGTCAGTACACTCCCGAAACGTAAGAGCTGGCTTATCTTCTGCGCTGGCGTTCAACACGCACAGGACGTTTGCGATGAGTTGATTACCAGAGACATTGATGCGAGAACAGTTTCCGGTTTAACGCCGAAAGGGGAGCGGGATCAAATAATCAAAGACTTCAAAAATAAGAAATTTACAGCTTTAACAAATTGCGATATTTTAACAACCGGTTTTAATGCACCTGCAACGGATCTGCTTGTTATGCTACGACCGACTAAATCAACCGGGTTATATGTTCAGATTATTGGGCGTGGAATGAGGAATTCGTCAGGTAAGGAAAATTGCTTAATTCTGGATTTCGCTGGAAATATTGCAAGGCACGGATGTATTGACCAGATTAAACCGATGAGCAAAAAGAAACGAGGTGAGGATGAGCAGCATATTAATCTTGCTAAGGAATGCCCGCTCTGCCATGCTCTGATTTCAATAGGTTTCAGGGAATGTCCTGATTGCGGTTATCTGTTTCCTGAAAATGAAATTAAGCACGATGAAACGGCAACTGATTTGAATATTCTGTCAACTCCTGAATGGGCGGATGTGACCTATATACAATATGACGTTCACGAGAAAATCGGTAAACCTAACAGTTTGAAAGTTACTTATTATTCAGGAATGAGTCAATACAGTGAATGGATTTGCTTGGAACATAAGGGCTATGCCAGAACGTCCGCGCGTAACTGGTGGCGGGAACACTGCAACAGGGAAAACACGCCACGAGTGGTTAAAACAATTCCTGAAGCGTTTGAACATTTGCACAAGCTGAAACGTCCCTGTAAGATATTGATACGGGAAGAGGGTAAATATATTCGTGTCATTAAGCGGGTTTTCGATCCGGATCATATTCCAGAAACAAGTCATGATGAGGAGCCAGTAATTGAAGAGGCTATCGTTGAAGAGGTTATGGTTGACGATGATCCATTTGATGACGAAGAGGGCGATTTACCATTTTAATCTCTATTCTAAAAATAAATCATTATTCACTTGCATACTATGTTTATATTGTATATATTGTATATAGTTCAACTGACATAAAACAAACGGAGTAAGATATGTACATCAATCAAGACGCAAAAGAGATATTTCACAGAGACGGAATAAATGATGATAATGATAATGTCAAGGTTATTATATGGGAAGGCTATACAGGAGCAAGATCGTTCAGGAGTACTTTGACCCGATGGATCAAGGTTTGGTATAATGGCAAGCTTAAACTGCAACAAAGATTTACCGGTAGAAACATAAATAAGCCGATTGACTTCAAAAAAGACTGCATCGAATGTATTCATATTTAACACAAACACAATTCAAATCAGTGAGCAAGAAATCATGGAAGCAAAATTTTCAGACACAGATCACATGGCACTTGACCATATTAAAGGCAGTCTTGCTACTGCCCGCAGTGCTTTAATTGGAATGCAAAGCCAGCAAAGCGTATCATCTTTTAATAAGAAGCGTCTTTTTGAGGCAGCAAATCATATTGAATTCGCAATCGGCAAACTTGGCAATCTTGACGATATTGAAGCTGAAGAATCATGAGCGCACTCGCAGCGGGTTTAATCGTATTTGTCATTGCAATAATCCTGTTAACAGTTATCAGTTGCAAACAGTCAATCCGTCGTAAACGGTTGAATTACACAATCAAGGAAATGGGGTCATAATGAGAACCAGAAAGCTACAACGTCTTAAAAATCGAAGTCTTGAAGATAGGAAATCAAACTACCGTAATTTTAAAGGAATAGTGCTATGAGTAAAGTCCAACCACGTCTTGTACGATTCTCGGCAGAGAATTATAAGAGAATTCATTACGTCGAATTAACTTTCGACGAGAATGATAATCTTGTCGAAGTTACCGGGGAGTACGCTAACGGCAAGAGTTGCCTTCTTGAAGGGTTTGAGGTTGTATTGACGGGCAAACAGGCAGTAACTGGCAACCCTGTTCGTAATGGTCAAAAAAGTACTCACCTTGAAGCGGATATTAAAAACTGCGAACTTCTTGACGGAGTGATCGATGATATCCGTATAAAAAGAATCATCGGTAAGGGAGAAAAACTCCTTATTACAAAAAGTGACGGATCTGACGTAAAGCGACCAGGGGATCTTCTGAAAAGTTTTCGGAGTAAAATGATTAATCCTTTTGATCTTTTTAACCTGAAAAGTAATGAAGATTTCTACAAAGCTATGCTTCCAACTGTCGATCTTGATATTGATCTCGACAAGCTTGAAATAGAGAGAAAGCGGATTTATGATGATCGTACAAGGATTAATCAGAATGTCAACAGACTAAAAGGACATCTTCAGCAGTTGAAAGATGTTGAAGAATTGCCAGACGATCTTCCGGATAAAGAAGTTTTGGTTTCAGATTTATCTATCGAACTGGAATGTCGGCACGAGGTTAATCGAAAGAACTTTCAGTATCTTCAGTTACTCGAGAACAAAGGTCTTGAGGGTGATAGAGCCATTGCTGACGTTGACCGGCTAACGAAAGAGCTTGAACGCGCGAATATCAAATTAGAAACGATCACTGCGGATTATACAGCCCTCGAAGCAACAGGCAGCGAAACGCCTAATGAAGATACTGATGAAATTCAAGTTCAAATCTCAACCGCTGAAGAAACCAACCGGCTTGTTAGACATCGTGATACTATCAATCAAGCATCCGGTGAATTCGATGAAGAGAAAAAGAAGTCTAAAAACTGCGACAGAGATATACGTAAAATCGATTCCACTAAAGCGGATGCACTTACAAGGGTAACATTCCCAGTGAAAGGAATGTCGTTTGACGATGGAGTTGTTACGCTGAATGGTCAACCCATAATCGGTGGAGCATCAGAGGGTGAACGTCTTGATGCTTGTATTAAAATTGCAATCGGCAAATCGCATGAATTGCCGTTTGTCATTGTTCCGTCTGGATCTGGCTTAGGTAAACCACTCTTAAAACAATTGGCAGAAACAGCCCAAAAACACAACTGCACTGTTCTTATTGAGAGACTTGATACTTCTGGTGAAGTTGGAATCTACTTAGAAGACGGTGAAATCATAAAGGATAATAGATAATGGATAACAAAATTGAAAAGGATCCCGAATCCTTTTTCGCAGTCCCTCTTATTGACGAAGATGCGCTGAATAATGCGATTGAAGCTGCGGGCACTTCAATTGGAGGGCAGGGATTAGCCGATACGCCGTTGACGAATTTCACGCGAGACCAGTTCGCCGAGGTAATCGACCAGGGTTGCAAGGCATATTTTGCCGAGATTGTCGGTAAATTGTATCTGATTTATGGTGCAAGCGAGGAAGGTGAGGCTTAAATGAAGTTAAGACCAGATATTATAAGAGTAACAGTGATAGGGATTAATCCAGATCACTTAGACGATGTGTTTAATGCTTTTCGTAAAGCGGATAAAAGGTTTGAAGTGAGTAGGCATTACGATTCACAGCAAGTCTGTATGACTTTCGCTATGAAATTTACCGAGAGCGAAGACTATTTCGCTGATGAAATCAAAGCTATGGTTTGGAAAGCTAACCGCGGAGGTTGTGATATTTTGATTGAGCGACGGATTGCATTAATAAAAGCGAGCGAGTGTAAAGAAACAGAGGTTGAAACTAAGCCTACTATTCCCGAAATCCTTGAAGATCTTGAGCGCAGGATACACACCCTCGAATTTCCTGATGACCATGATGACTACTCATAACTCCAATACATCAAATAAGACCCGTTAAAATGTCCACAAGGCAAAACCAAAAGAACCCACCTTATCACACAGATAAGGTGGGTTTCTCTTTACACGGCTTAATTCTGCTATGCTTTCCGATGCGATTTCTTACATTACTAAAAAGAGAAAACCCCACCTGCTGCCCGGCAAGTGAGGTTTTGTAGCCGGTTGCTTAAGCCGGCGGTGGGAATCAATCTAATCGATGTTGAAACCGGGCTTTATGTCGGATCTTAACAGGCTTGTCAAAATCACGGTCAACCCAAATCTCAATTTCATCTGCATCTTCGAGCTTTTTGAACAGTTTATTATAAGCTATCCGGCTTTGCAATATTCTATGCTCATCTTTATTATGAACATCACCAACCAGAATGCAACCGCTTGAATCTGCTGCTGTGTTACCGGAATGTATGCGAATTCCTGTAAACTCCGGAACATCAAGAATGTGAGGCATCTTTAGCTGATACTTAGGACTAAAGTCAATCACAACGTTATAGCGACCGGTAGGGATTGCGGTCCTATTCTGAACCTTTACTCCGTCGGGTCTAACCTTGTCTTCGAGCGTATAGCATTCAAATTCATCGACTCCGGTTTTCTGATTACGAATAAACAGTTTCCCGATTGTGCAGTCTTCAAGTTTATGAATGCGAACTAATTTAACAATCATTATCATTTTTTTCGACCAGTACCGCCGCCTTGACCGCCACCATTGCCGTATCCCTGCCCGCCTGTAGTACAGCTACTGGTATTTTTATTGCCTCCAGTACCTCCACCAGTTCCATTCTTTGCAGGACGGTTATTTGTACTTTTTGCCATTATCTTATCCTTTATTGATTTATCGTAACAGACAGAATGCGATTGCATAGCCGTCTTTCTTACTGAACTTCTTCGTAATTTTCATTACCGTGAAACGCCCAATTTGATCGCCTTTACTCATGCCTTTAGGAACACGAACATAAACCTGCCCGATTAAAGCTACGAGTGACCATTCTTCAGGACGTTCTGAACGCTTGACATTTGGAATGCCTCGCTTGTATTCAGGATTAAACTTACGAACTTTGTGACCATCTTCGTCCAATTCCTTTTCGTAAAGCGGCTCACCGAAATCGCCTGTCAAGAATTTCTTACTCCAACAAAACGACGTATCGCCCATTCTGATACCGGCAGTCCCGGAAATTACACCCAATATATTATCGTAATTCTTGTCAGTTACAGGTACAACTTTTCGACCTTCAAGTCTTACAATCGTTCCGAGTGGGATCATACCCGTTTCAAAGTTCTCAAAAAATTCAGCGTAATCGGGATTAGGCACACCAACTGTGAAAGCCGAACCTACGAAAGCGCCAGTAACA